ACCGGAACTTTCGGACAGGCTTTAAAGAGCGCGATTGGTGGGATTTACATCAAGAGAAGGAACGTCATCATTTTAATGATCCGAGATTCATCCAAGACGATGTGAATCTAATCGATGTGCTCGATCAGATTATTGATGGTGTGATGGCAGGGATGGCCAGGTCAGGAACTTATCGACAAGAGAACATCAGCCCAGAGTTACTCGTGAAGGCATACCATAACACTGTCAAATTGCTTCTAGACGAGGTTGAGGTGGCAAATGACTAACCAGAAGCGGCGGGAGTGGTTAGTTCAATATGCTGGAATGCAGTTCAATGGCTTCGAGACGGTCAGCCTAGCTGTAACTGTGGACCCTCGCTCTAAATTTGGTGGCAATGGTGTGCATCAGTTAGTCCACGCACGCGAAGCTCTCCCTGGCGACCTACTCCTAAGCGCCGAGGAGGTGGAGAAGATTCGATCACTATTGAGCGACATCGCAAAGAACTACATCGGCCATCCCGATGACATCAAGATCGGTCGTATTGAATGGGCCAAAGAAGCCCTCGCAATCATCGACTCGAAAAGAGGCGGTGAGTGATGCTTTTCCTATGGGTATTGGTAATTCCAGCGCTGGTCTTCGTATTGATAGGCGTAGATGTGATTCGCTCCAGATACTTCACTCACTACGTATGCAGTCGATGCGGAAGAGAACGCCTGGGCAAGGACATCAAGTCTTCGAGTACGACGAACTGGAGTGGATCGTCATATAGGGTGACATGCAAAGAGCATGAGGAGTGTACCAGAATTTGGCTGGAGAAGGATTACAAGCCATGACTGAGGAAAGCACCACAATGACCGCTAAACAGAGATTTGATAGCTGCAAGGAGATGGCTGGATTCGGCATAGTCATTGCCGTGGCATTAGTGTGGGGAGGTGCGCGATTCATTTTGCGGCTGTTAGATCCACGCATTCCCATTGTGATTGTGCTTATGGTTTTGGGTGGTGCTGTCGTGTACATTCTGGCCGGCATTATTTTTGTGGTTGATACCGTGATGAGAAGAGGTGGTCGGTGAAAATCACATTCCATTGCGACAACAACGCCAATATCTATTCTGAGCTCACCGAGGAGTTTTCTCCAAAAGATCTCGGGTTAACTGAGCAGGAGTGGCGCTCAATGAGCGAGGATGAGAAGACCGAGATGGTAAAGGGTTGGGCGCTTGAGCGTTTTGATTACTGGTACACGGAGAAAGATAAAAAGAAAGGACCGCGCCGTGAGTGAAGAGAAAGGCAAGTGAGATGGTTGGAAATGGAGCTTGGAATTTCCCAAATAGGAATGTTGGCGATAGAGGTCGCAAAGAGTCGATCGTCTTTGCTACACGGCCATTAAAGACAAACAAAGGCTGGCGATGGCTGGTTCATGTGCGACGAGTTTCGACGATAGAAGCTCAAGAGATCGGCGGCATCTTCGGCCTGATCTTTGATTTTCTGGGCTTCGGATCAGACACAGATGTTGAAGTAATTAGGTATGAGTTACTCGAGGAGAAAGCCCCATGAGTAATCACGAATCACCCTCAATCACCTCTCCGATCGAGGCATGGGTTGACGAAAATGCCGATCAGCTTCGCGCTGACATCGTGACTCATTTGCGAGCCTACGGAATCTCTCCAGCAACTACAGAGACCTTGATTCGGATGATTATGTGCTCGGTGCGCCAATGGTCGAACGCTCAGAATGCCCCCCAAGTCGGCCTCGACGAAGAGGGTGGTTGTTTGGATTGCAACATCCTAGAATACATTCTCGAAGAAGAGCGCAAAGACTATCGGACACTGAACCGTTTTTATGTCGAGCTAAATGATGAGAACAAGAAGCTGCGGAATGAACTGGACGTGATCTATCGAACGTCTGGCATTGACGCCGGACGCCTTACACTTACGGCTGGTCACGGCGCGGCACAGATCGCGGAATCAAAGGTGAATCTCGTTGAGCCGTCGGACCGCGAACAGGCCGAGGAGTGGTCGCAGACGACCGCTGAGTATGTGTGGGGCCTGAAGGAGCGAATCCTGGAGCTCGAGGCTAAACTCAATCAAGGCGAAGCGAACTCTGCCGAGAATGCGAAAAAGATGAGGGAGCTTGAGGCTGAGGTTGAGAAATGGCGCGGGGCCTGCTCACGTCGCTGACCTCCCTTCGGAGACAGTCAGCGGCATATCCGTTTCATTTTCTTGAGAGCATCGCCATCATGGACCCAGTCCTGGAAAAGAGCCATGCTGCGGACAAGCTTACGCATTGGTTCGGGAGCGTGCAGGCGCCTTGCTCGTATTTCGCCATCAAGCCATACCCAAGGTATTATTTTATAATATGTAGGCGTACCACCTCGCCCTGGCCCAGCTTTTGTCTGCAAGTAAAAATCCGGCTCTGTGCCGAATGCCTCTCGAAATTGAGACAGGGTTATTCCGTTTAGAGATTTTGACGATACGCCGAGCAGCTCAAGTCGATCCTTGATGCCCAATAACCCACCGCGATTGAGCTTCTTCGCAATCCAATCTCTCGGCATAAGGCCGGCATGAGCCAACAAGAATTGATAGTCGCTAGCGGTCCATGGTTTTTTATTTCGCTGATCTTTGAATTTGGGCGGGAGTAGGCCGGACCTTCTCGATGTTTCGAGAATCCCAATCGTTTGACCATGGGAGATTTTGAATTTCTCGGCGGTCTCTCTTGCGTTGTGATTGCGAAAGTACGCTATGACCTTCTTTCGAAATTCATCGGAATATTTCTTGTTCCACTTTCCATATACTTTCGAAGAAGCCGTATTCTTGATTCCAAATTTTCTAAGCCGATACGATATGGAATAGGGAGATCGGCCCAGCTTCTCGGCGATTTCTTTATTCAGAAAATTACCAGTTTTGACCAGGAGAAAAAGCTCTCGGTCCTGATCCTGAGTCCATCCGTAATTAGCGCTCATTCAAAAACTTTGCAGCCTGGATTGCGGTGTTGATCGTTTCATTCAGGCGAGCCACGCAGTTGCACGCGGCGTTCACGGTGTTGTGGTCGAGCTTTTCTTTTGTCACCGATTTCATCATGTGATGGAGGTGGTCGAGTGTTTCGCCAACTTTGAAATGCTCGTTCACGAACATGATCTTATCCTCCTGTGTTTTTCCCACGACTTGTGTTTGGCGCGCTCCTTGAGTCAGTTGGCGTGATTCAGACACGATAGCCTCCTTGAATTTCATTAGATGCTACATTCTAAATATGCGAGGTAGATACTTTTGATCTCCTCTTTATTCCGCGCAAGCCCGACGATTTGATCGATGAGATTCAAGGCGCTTGTAATCTCCGAACGCATCTCCATATCGTCTCCATGGACCCCGATAAAGTCAGCAAGTGTAGCGTCGCTGTCATCTTTAACCGGCTTATCGAGACTTATGGATCGTTCGCTTAGAGTTTTTGCCGAAACTCTGCCGCGATCGCCATAGCCTTGAATCCTGAGCCAGTCGTAAAAACAGTATTCCCAACTGGCTTTCTCATTCTCAAATACGCGCATGGCGACATATTGAACAGCATCATCGAGCTCATGGTGTAAGGCCGGGATTAGGTGATCACGAACAAACCACTTAATCTTATCATAGGTTTTCTGATCCATGATTCATCGCGCGAGCTCCGCGGTGTTAAGCGGCCTGTCCGACTGGTAGTTCCGGTTTCGGCGCTGGCGCCTCTTCGATTATCGGTTCGTGACCTTTCGGTAAAAGGCCAATGAACTTTACAATCAGCTGTGCGCGCGATTTCACCTCAACCTTTCTGTAGATGTTCGTCAGGTGGAACTTGACCGTTTTCTCAGTCACAAACAGCTTGTCCGCGACTTCTTGATTGGTCTGGCCTTTGATGACGTGCTCAACCACTTCGGCTTCGCGGCTCGAGCAGTGGTACTTCGTGGTGAGTTCTTGGCGCAGCATTGCATCCTCCTTGTGGCGTTTTCTTAGTGGCCATCCATGGCCATTTACGCGGCATCCGTTCCGCGTTTTAGTTTCGTTTTTTGAAATTTAGTTTCTAATGGCAGGCGATCCTTCAGGATCGAGCGAATAATATCTGCTGCGCTTTCTCTTCCTTCGAGCGCGATCAACTGATCGATGTAGTCTCGCAACTCTTGATCGCACCGCATGGAATAGTGGCAGGGGAATTTGATATTGCTCTTGGACTCAGTCGTTGTGTCTTCGAGTTTTTGCATGAGCTCATTAGAGTATAACCAATGACCAGTCCGCAAGGGGGTCAACAAGTATACTTGAGTATACCCAGCACAAGAGCCGCGATCGGTGCAAACTGAAGCAAATCTTTCAGTTCATCACAACCGCTGCGGTGATCAAGCATGGATGCTTCAAGGCTGCTGACTTTCTTCAAACGAAAATTCGCACGACCAAGAACGGTGGTGGTCATTACAGCCGGACCGAACCTCATTCTTGCGCCTCATGGATTCAGCGAGCCAATCGTAAATGGAATCAAAGGACTCTGGTGCGCAGGTCTTTCGCCAAACGAGATTGCGCGTGCATACGGCATGAGCGAAGTCGTCGTTCGAAAGATCCTGAAGCGCGTGATGCCTAAATACGGACGAATCATGTGAGCCAGGAGGGCGCTGCGTGTGTCGATCACGAAAGAGAGACAAGGCAAGGGAACGACGTCGATGTGGACCGAAGAGGATTGCAAAGAGTCCTGTTCAATGCCTGAGCTGCGGCGAAACGTTTCAGTCGCCGGATCGGCGGCTCATCCGAATCTGCACCAACTGCAAGAAACTCGATCGGTGGAGATTTGCGGCTTGAGGTCTAGATGATGTCGGTAGAACTGCGATGATAATGCGATGGAGGAGAAATCCATGAAGTTTTTTGTAGTCCTTATTTTTCTTGCCTGGATTTGTGCGGCGATCGCGATCTCGATCAAGGGTCTGATCTTGGCGTTCTCTGCTTCGATCATACTTGGCCTGATTGCGTTGGTCATCCAACCACTTCCATTTGTGATCGGGATCATTGGAATCTTCGGCCGATCTGATCTTTGCGAAGTGGTGGCGCAATGGCTGAATTTACCCATGTGAGGTTTGCCATGACCGAAAGACCAAAGCCGATCACGTCGAGCTATATGGCAGGCAAAGAGCGATACGACCAGGGATATCGGGATGGCGTCGAGAGTGGGCGAATTCAAGTGATCGTATTTCTCGTAGGACTGCTTGGTTTGGCGTGGCTGCTTTACTGTTTCGTCGCGGCTGTGGCGACTTCTGTCTGCAAGTGAATCAGAGGTGATCAATGGCGATCGGCAAAAAGACAGGCGGGCGAGACTTTAAGCCGGGACAGGTTGCAAACCCGAACGGACGTCCGATTGTTCCTGAAGAGATCAAGGAACTCCGAAAGCTCAACCGCTCCGAGATCGAACAGCTGATCAGCGACTTTATGAGAAAGCCGCTGCATGAGCTTCAAGCCATGTCAAAGAACCCGGCGACCACAGCGCTTGATCGCATGATCGCGAGCGTGGTCGAGCAGGCGGTGTTCCGCGGTGATCATAAGCGTCTCAACTTCCTTCTTGATCGACTCATCGGCAAGGTGCCTGACCGCCTGGCGGATGCGGATGGGCAACCCATAGTACAGACATTTGTGGACCTGATTCGAATCGCCGCTGAGTCAAAAGCCAAGGAAGGAAAACAGGAGTGACACCGGAAGAGGCAGCACTCCTGGCGGAGCGATATCAGCAAGACCCGGTTGCTCACTTGATGGAGGTTCAGGGTGTCGAGTCACTCGAGGATTATCAGCGCGATAAGATCCTTCTTCCTATCTGGCGTAACGAGCGCGTCGCTGTGCGGGCATGTCATAACGTCGGGAAGACTTGGACTATCGCCAAGGCTGTTCTGGCCATCGGATCAACCTTCACTCGTTCCAAGATTATCACCACCGCACCGACATTCACTCAGGTCGAAAAGCTTCTCTGGAGCGAGATTCGAGCGGGACATCGGCGATCTAAAATTCCACTCGGTGGGCGCATGCTTAACGTGGAGTGGAAGATCGAAGATGATTGGTTCGCGCTCGGAGTCAGTCCGGATGACGGCTCTGAAAGCTCGGACGGATCTCAAGGTGGCACATCAAGTTTCCAGGGGTATCACAGCGCTGAGGGTCTCGTCGCAATTGTCTTTGACGAGGCCACGGGGGTAAGCGCAAAGCGGTGGATCCAGGCCGAGGGTATGATGACGCAGCCGCGAGTGAAGTGGATAGCGATCGGGAACCCGACGTCGCCATCGTCGCCGTTCGCTCAGTGTTTCAAAGATCCGGCTTGGTTCAAGTCGCACATCTCATGCTTCGATTCGCCGAACCTTAAGGCGAACAACTTCAACAATGTCGATGATATTCGAATCGAGGTTGCCTATCTCCGAACTCTTACTGATGCCGAGATCTTGAGGCGCCTCAACTCGTATAAGAACGTGAACCCGTATCTGCTTACTGCGAAATGGGTGGTAGCACTTGCGCTCAGGCGTGGCGTCGACTCGGCGGTCTTTATTTCGAAAGCGCTTGGCGATTTCCCGGATGAGGATGAACACGTTCTGATTCCTCTCTCAAAGGTCGATGCGGCTCAGCGACGCACGTATGAACCAAAACCAGAGGATGGCCGATACATCGGCGTTGACGTCGCACGCTACGGAATGGATGAGACGATCATCACACGAATCGAAGGTTGGTCCACAACCGAGCGGCGGGTGATTTCGAAGCGCGCGACTACTGAGGTGGTCGGCGAGATCATCGTGATGATCACAGCACTTCCTCGCAGGCAGATCGAGGTTATCGTAATTGACGGCACCGGCATTGGAGCTGGTGTCGTTGACCAGCTCCGCGAGCGCGTGCGAGACGGCGTTCTACCGCCGCACATTAAGATCGTCGAAGTGAACTTTGGCGAGACGGCGGATGACGAAGTGGGCCCGAAGGAAGTCGCGGAGAAAAAGCCGTCTGAGCGATACGTGAACCGCAAGGCCCAGATGTTCGATCTTCTCGCAACTGACATCGGCGAGCTCACGCTGCCCCCGGATACCGTTTATCAAGAAGAACTGCCGGCGATTCAGTACAAGTACGACTCGAAGGGTCGGATGAAGATTGAATCAAAAGACGAATTCAAATCAAGAACGGGCCTTGGCTCCCCCGATACGGCGGACTCAACGGCCCTTGCCAATTTCGGTCGGCATGTTACCGCTCGAGTTGGCAGTTTCACCGAAGCAATGAAGCTCGCGGCCGAGCGCTCAAGCCCGATCGCGTCTAGCCTTAAATCAGGAGATAAGTGGTGAGCACGGAAGCACAACCAATCGGACAGAGCGAAGCCACAGTTGAAACTCAAGCCAGCACACCGGCGCCGCTGCAGTTCCACGCACAGGGATCGTCAGGTATCAAGTCGAGTTCAGGCATTCCAAGCGAAGAATACCTTGCGGCACTCACGGGCCGGAAAGCGGCGGACGTCTACGATAAGATGCGCCGGTCTGATTCGAAGATCAAAAAGGTACTCAAGGCGGTGAAGGACCCGATCAAGGCGGCGAGTTGGGGCATCGAGCCAGCCGGCGATTCGGATCAAGAGAAGCTTCACGCTGAGCTCATCGAGCACATTCTATTCCATGGCCTCGATGAGGATGCCTCGTTCCAGCAATTCTTGAGCGAAGCGCTCACGGTCTACGACTTCGGTCATGCCGTGTTCGAGGAACTCCATAAGCTCGTAATGGCGCATCCCAAGTTTGGATCGTACATCGGCCTTCGTCGCCTCGCATGGCGTAGCCCGAGAACGATCGAGGCGTTCAACCTTAAATCGAATGGCGGTCTTGCGAGCATCAAGCAGGTTGCCGATGGCGACCTCGCGCGCAACGTCGATATCGATGCCAAGAATATCGTTGTGATCACTCTCGATCGAGAGGGTGACAACTATGCTGGGGTCTCTGCACTCCGCGCGTGCTATGGCCCGTGGCTGCGAAAACAGACGTATCTGAAACTCATGGCGATCGGGATCGAGAAGTACGCAGTACCGACCCCGGTTGGGAAGGTGCCTCAAACATCGGGCCCTGACTTCGAAACGTTCAAGGCGTCTCTAGAGGCGTACACGTCTCACGAAACCAACTACATGACTTTGCCGAATGGCTGGGATGTTGAGTTCAAGGAAAACAACTTTGATCCGGAAAAGGTGCGCTCGGCAATTGACGGCGAGAACATGGATATCGTTGACGCGTTCCTCGCAAACTTCCTGGAACTCGGTATGAACGGAAGTGGTGGTGCCTATTCGCTCTCGAACGATCAGAGTGACTTCTTCCTGAGTAGCCTGACTCACGTCGCGCAGCTCATTTGCGATGCGATCAACCTTAAAGTCATTCCGACGTTGATCAAGAACAACTTCGGCCCGCAGCAGGCCTATCCGAAACTCAAATGCACGGGCCTCACTGATAAGGCTGGCCAGGAGCTCGCGACGGCAATCAAGGCACTTGTCGACGGTCGAGTGATTGTGCCAGACGATCAGCTCGAGGATAACCTCCGCGATCGGTTCGCGCTTCCGAAGAGATCCATGGAAGGACGTCGTGAGGCTGTTGTGGCGGCAAGCACCGCTCCAGCGGCTACGGCGCCGACTCCTGTTTCCACGGCGGCTGGAACTGGCGAGGTTACAAAGGCGGCCGATACAGCGCTCAACGGAGCCCAAGTCGACTCACTTCTCAGCATCATCCAAAGTGTCGCCGGCGGAACGCTTCCGCGCGATGCTGCGGTCAATATCATCGCGACTGCATTCAACAGAAGCACTGAAGATGCTGACCGAATGCTTGGGTCGGTTGGACGGGGATTCAAGTCGGCTGCACCTGCGGCGCAACTATCAGAAGAAAAGATCCAACTTGCGGAGAGAACGGCAAAGAAGTTGATTGCGGATGGGGCTTCATCGCTTGAAGAGGTTATGCGAAAGAACCTTGGGGAGCTGAGCCGCAGTTTCGTTACGCGTCTCATGCGAGCGGCCACCAAGCTTTCTCCTGATGCTCGGGTGAATGCTGCTAAGAAGGTCGATATTACGGACACGGCGGCGTACCGCTCCGCTCTTCGTGAGGAGATGGCCAAGATCGCAGCTGCGGCGATAGCGAGCGCGCGCAAGGACGTGCCGAAGGCCTCGGGTGTGAAGCTTGCCGGCGAAACGTCCGGAGTACAGTTGAGCGAGTTCGATAAGCTCCCGCCGAATGTGAAGCGAATGATCGATGTCCAGAGCGAGCTCATCATCTCAGGCCAAGTCGGGGACCTTAAGAAGAGCGTCCTCCTTCAGTTTACGTCCTCCGTGGCGTCTACTGACAGTGAGGCGATACTTGAGGATGATCTGCTTCTCGCTGGTTCGAAAGTGGTAGACGGAGCTGCGGTTGGGACGGGGGCTGGTACGACATCGGCACAGGTCACGAACACTGCGCGTCTGGACTTCTTCGAAGATCCTGAGGTGTCTGACCAGGTGGAGGCGTTCCAGTTCGTGAACGGCGATCCCGTGTCTCCGATTTGTCAGGACTTGGCTGGGACGATCTTTTCGAAGGATGACCCGATGGCGTCGCGCTATATGCCGCCACTGCATCACAACTGCAAGAGCTACATCGTGCCGATTCTAAAGGGCGAGCTCGGCAATAAAGAAGTTGCGAATCTCCGACCGTCAAAGGCTTCCCTCGAGAAGTACATCACTCTCGGAGAGGGTAGACAGAAGTCCTGAAAGAAAAAATTTTGGCGCGCTCTTGTTGTCGTCGGTGCGGGTGGCACCGTGTTCTCATGAGCGCAAAGAAACTTCCTTTCGTCGTTAAGCTGAACGAGTCCGGATCGATCACGCGCGATTATGAGATCGCGCGCGTTTGCACGATTACCGATCCTCGTTATGGGAAAGTCCCGATCACTAAAGAGACCCTGATTAAGTTCATCGAGAACTTCGACAAGAACGCTCGCGGCATCGATATCATGATCGACTTCGAACATAAGGTCGACGGCGGAGCTGCTGGCTGGATTAAAAAGCTTTATCTCGGAGAGGACGGAGTGACACTTCGTTCCCAAATCGACTGGACACCTAAGGGCGAGGCTGCACTCCAAAACAAGGAGTACGCCTATTTCTCGCCTGATTTCGAATTCAATTACGAAGACAACGAAACCGGCGAGAAGTTCGGCCCCGTGCTGAAGGGCGCGGCACTAACGAACAGACCCGTGATTAAGCGCATGGAGCCCGCCGTTGCACTTTCAGAAGGAGAGACCATGAAGACCGATCTCGAGAAAGCACAAGATGAAGTGAAGCGACTGACCGACGAACTCGCGAAGGTCAACGCTGATCACGTGAAACTGTCGGAGCAAGTCGCTGCCGACCAGAAAAAACTCGCCGATCTCGGCATGTCCCCCGAAGACATGAAAAAGCTGATCGACGAACTCCAAGCTAAGATCCAAGAGCTCGAAGCCTCGAACGCTCAAGCTGCTGCGGACAAACAGATGGCTGAGAAGAAGACGCAGTTCCAAAAGCTTCTGAGCGAAGGCAAAGCTGTTCCAGCTCAAGAAGAAGCGTTTCTCGCAGGCGATACCGTCAAGTTCGCTGAACTCGCGGGCAACGTGAACCTCAGCGCGAAAGGTCATGGCGGCGGCGGTCCTGCTCACGTCGACGATCCGGATGCGAAGATCATGGAACTCGCAGAGAAGAAGATGGGCGAGAACAAAAGCTTGTCGCTCTCTGAGGCTATCAGCCAAGTGCGTAGCGAGAACCAGGATCTCTGGAAGTCTCGCAAGTAACCACCGTCATCACGAAAAGGAGAAATCATGGCATCAATCAGCAATCCCAGAATCCAGACCTACAAGGCCGGTGGCGCGATCGCCCTCGGTAAAGCTGTCAAGTTTGGCGCCGACGCACAAACAGTTGTCGCTTGCGAAGCAACAACTGACAAGTCGATCGGTATCGCGCAGAACCCCGCAACTCAAGCGGGCGATTACGTCGAAGTGGCTCTCCCGGGTGGCGGTGCAAAAGCGCTCTGCCAAGGCGCCATCGCGGCGGGCAAGCTCCTCACTTCTCACACTGATGGTTCGCTCAAGCCCGTTGCGGCTGCGAACGATCGCGTTGTGGCGATGGCGATGGATTCTGGCGTCGCCAACGACCTGATCCCGGTCGAGGTCCTGATTTGTCAGGGCACCGCGGTCGAAGCGTAAACCTGAAACTAAACAAAATTAGGAGACAAAGATGTCAACTGGAATGAAAGCACAAGTCGATAAGCTCCTCAGTGGCGTTCTGATGGCATATAAGCCGGAAGGTTTCATTTGCGAGGAAATCTTTCCTGAGGTGAAACACACGCAGTACAGCGGAAAGCTCGGGAAGCTCACGAACTCGCATCTTCGCATCCAAAACACCGTCATGGGTGGCAAGGGCGCGGCTCGTCGGATCGACGTTATTACACGATTGACAGATTCCTTCGAAATCGAGAGTCACGGCCTCGAGGGTCTCATCACCCCGCGTGACAAGAAGAACTTCGAAGACCCGTTCGATGCAGAGAAGGAAGAGTCGACAGCACTTGGTCTTGCGATGCAGATCGGCAAAGAGAAGTCGGTTGCGGACACACTGACCGACAACTCGATTATCACGCAAGGCGTGACTCTGACCGGAGAAGCGCGTTTCAACGATTACGTGAGCTCTGACCCGCTGGCGAAGTTCAACATCGCGTCCCAGACTATTGAGGATGCGATCGGTGTCGCTCCGAACGTCGCGATCATGAACGCGAAAGTTCGTCGATACCTCCGCCGTCATCCGGCCATCATCGAATTCATTCGTGGCAAGGTGCAGCCTGGTGCTCGCCTGACCGACGCTGAGCTCGCAGAGGTTATGGATGTCGAGAGAGTCCTTGTTGCTTCTGCCAAGTACAACTCTGCAAAAGAAGGTCAGACCGACGTACTCAAGAATATCTGGGGCAATCACATTGTCTTTGGTGTGCTTCCTGCGAAAGCGGAAGTCGGTCAAATGTCGGGTGGCTATCAGGTCCGCTTGCAGGGCTCGGCTCCGCGCCAGGTCCGCAAATGGGCAGTGAACAACCCGCCTGATTCGGATGCGATTCTTTGCACCGACGAGTACGACATGCTGCTCTCCAACGCAGCGGCGTTCTACCTGATCAAAGACGCGGTCGGCTGATCTCACAAGCGTTCGACCATGGTCCCAGGGGCATCCTTGGGACCGCTTTTAACTCGAGGAGAAATCTCATGAGAAATATTCTTATCGCAATCGCCCTCGTCTTGTTTAGCTTCGCGGTAACAGTGCAAGCTGCACCGATTCAAGTTGAGCGACGAGACATGAAACTCGCCACACAACAGATGATCGAAAAACAAACGATCACCAATCCGGTTGCGGCGAGCGCCTCGCGCTTGCTGAACGGAGTGGCAGGCCCTACTTCCGCAGCCGCTGCTTCCATTTCCAGTTTTGCGGCTCAGCCTGACGTACCCCGAAACCTGACGCTCACTCCCGGCGGCACGACCGCTGATGTGAAGGGCTGCACAGTGGTCGTCAATGGCACGAACATCTTCGACCAGGCGATCACTGAGAGTTTCGTTGTGGCTGATAATGCGAGCTCGGCTGTGGTCGGAGCTAAGGCATTCAAGACAGTCACGTCGGTTGTGTTCCCTGCTAACTGCGAAGAAGACACATTTGCCGCAACATGGTCGCTTGGGGTCGGTGAAAAAATCGGACTTAAGCGCTGCATGGATTACGCCGGACATTTCGTTTTCTCGACGGTCGCCGGTGCGTACGAAACAACGCGCGCCACAGTCACGGCTGATGCGGACGAAGTCGAAAAGAACACGGCAGACTTTAACGGAACGATGGATGGCTCAAACGACTTTGAGGCGTTCTTCATCCAAAACTTCCGCTGCTTTCCGTGAGGCCTGAAATGAAGAAATGGGTTGCAACCTGTAATTTCGACACCGGCAAGGGTGAGATACCAAAGGGAGCTTTGGTCGATCACTCTGAAGAGCTCGAGAAGCTTGGTCTCATCGCTCCCGTCGAAGGGCCTGAGGAAATGACCAATGAAGACGCGCAAAAGGCGGTTGATGCTGGTGAAGCATCGGTCCCGCCCGAAGCGATCGTTGGCGTGCCTCATGAACCGAAGAAACACGGCAAGGGCAAGAAGAAGTAAGGAAGGGGCGCGGGTATGGCTTATTGCACGCGTGAAGACGTTCAGGCTGAGTTCAGAGGCCTCGAGATCGAGGCGGGGTCGGTAATAACCCCGGCCAAGCTTGATGCGTTTATAAGCCAAGCCTCGCGCGAAATCGATGGCAGGATCGGAGTGCGCTTTATTACCCCAGTTACCTCCGGTGATGGAGCCCTTGAAATACTCAAGACGATCTGCGTTTGGCTTGTGGCTCCACGAGTCAAGGAAATCCTTGAGGTGAAGACGGCAAGCCCTGACACCAGTCAGGCGATTCGCGGCGGTAGCACTGCGAAAGATGCCCGGAAGATGCTCGACGACATTGTTGAAGGGAAGCTGCTCCTTGATGGCGCAAGTCCAAGGAACGCAGCGAATGGCGTTAGCTCTTTCAATGTGAGTAACAACCAGGAGCATCAGTTCAAGCGTAACGAGGATCAGTGGTGAGCCATGATCTCTTACTCGATCGATAACGACAGGCGATTCAGAAATGGGCTTGAGCGCGCAAAATCCGCAACGTCGGATCTTCGTGTTCCGTTCACTCTGATCGCAAATGACTTTTATCGATCTCAAAGAGCTATCTTCAATTTGAAGAGCCCCGGTCAATATCCCGACTTGGCAGCGAGCACGAAGAAGCAGCGTGATCACGACGGTCAGCCGTATTACCCGATTCTGGTCGGGGTATCCGGCGACTTATTTCGTGCGGCTTCAATGCGCGGAGCGGATGGAAACGTGACACTTATTGGTAAGCAGACGCTCGCCATGGGTGTAGATGCGCGTGTGATCCCGTACGCCATCTATCACCAATCAGACAAGCCGCGAAAGAAGATCCCACAACGTAAATTTTTGTTCATTGGTCCAGAAGCTAAGCAGTTCGCAAACAGTGATCAGATGGGTCGCCTCGAACGTTGGCTTAATACGCTCAACAGCTATGTGCTGAAAGTCATGAAGCAGCAGGGCTTTGACACGGGAGAAGTCTGATGACGTTCGATATTGAATCACTTCTCGCTTCGGTTGAATCCTTCACGAAGGCCAATCTCCATCCGAAGCTTGATGCAATATCGAGCGAGAAGGGCGACGGCCTCGTATTGAAGCCAATCGCCGATAAGGCTTATTTCATCCAGACGCTGAATGAACAGGTCGCGAACTATGACCCATACGTCTACATCGGCATTACCGATCCGCCTCAGGTGAGCGTGAACGGGCCCGCGATCGCGCGCACGTATACGGTCAACGTCGCATTGGTGATTGCCGACAGCGGTCAGGATCGTAGCCTATGGAAGAGGTTGTCCCGATATCAGCGGGCGTTTGAAGAAATCTTCCGCGATGGTTGGGGCCGGACTGGCGGGGGCCAGCGACTTACTGCTGAAGGATACATCTTTCCGCTCCCACCAGAAGAGAGGAAGCAGCAGGTCGGCGTCATTCTCAAAGTAACGATCGTTTAAGCGAAGGAGAAAATAAAATGGGACTTTCGAATCCAAGAGCAATCTACGGCGTTCACTCGGTGAGCCCGTACAATCGTACAACTGGCGAATTCTACGGCACCGCGAAGGTAATCGGGCAGTTTGCCGCAAACTTCAGCGGTGAACTGTCAGCACTCAACGGTGGCTCGTCGCCGTATCCGTGGGCGGTCGAGCAAGGCACGTTCAAGGCGGAGATGTCTTTGAGCTTTAAGGAATACGCTGACTGGATGTTCGAGCTGTTCCTCGGTCAGAAGCCGACGACATCAGGAGCTGATGCTGCTGGTTCGGTATCGACTGCAGCCAACAAGAAGGGAACGTCGGTTATCTCGGCAACCACGGGCATCGCATCGGTCGTCGTGATTCCATCGACCGGTAAAGCCAACCTGAAATTCGGCAAATATGTGGTTGTTGCGACAGGTACCAACAAGGTCGATGTTCGCATGTCGAGCGATGCCGACTTCAACCGTGGAACGTCCGGTGAATTCATCGATGACCTGCTGACTGTTGCTAAGGACCTGACGATCGCCACAGGCACGAACGACATCGCCGCGTTCGGTCTTCGCCTCACTGGTGGTTCTGGCACGATCGGATTCACCGTTGGCGACACTGCGGTATTCGAAGTGAAACCGCCGTCGTCGGCAAGCATGGAAGTGGTTGTCGGCGCATCGGGCGCGACATTCCCCGAGTTCGGCTGCGTCGCGATGGCCCAGAAGCGCGGCACCGGTGAGCTTTGCGAGCTCGATATCTATCGTTGTAAAGGTGTTGGTCTTCCTCTCTCGTTTAAAGAGAACGCGTGGAGTGAAGCGGAAGTGACCGCTCAAGCGCTCTTCGACTCCGAGAAAAACGGGGTTTACAAGCTGCGCATCGTGACGCCATAATTGTTCCTCAAGACAGAAGAGAAGACGACCTAAGGGGCCCGGGGAAACTCGGACCCCTTTATTTTTTTAGTAGCCTACGATCAGCGTTGAGTGCGGCATGCCTTAGCCACGAGCTCACGCGACCGCCGGCGTATGCCTTGGCAAGCCACCGAATGCGAGCTGCCTCTCGTGCGTTCGCGCGAAAGTAAAATAGACTGGACTTTGGGCTTTTTAATTTGGGCCTACCGCGCTTTTTCATAATTCATGTCTTACAGAAATACCGATTTTTTCAAGTGGCCTCTTGTCGTCAGCGGTACGCGCGCTAGCGTCGGGTTATGAAGCTTGAAGATGTCATCCCAGAAAAACCGGAGTTTACTCTTTCAACTCACCCGAATCAGGCGTTCGCACTTCGAATCCCGAACATCGAGGATCGAGCGTGGATGAAGAAAAGATTCAGCGGAGATGCGGTCCAGGCTGCTTTCAATGAGCGCGACTGGGATGTGATTGCACTCATCGTTTTTCGTTTACTCGTGGATAAGAGCGAGTTTCTCGCGCACGAATCTACTGAGATCAATGACGATGGCGACGAGATCAAAACGCGATTGGTTGGTCCTCAGCTTCTTCAGCGTGCGATTGAGACCTTCGATGATGAGATCGCCGTGCTTCGCGCGTTTTCGTCGGCGATCGCGCTCAGTAATCCAGTGATCCGCGACTATCTCGTGAGCGAGGTAAAAAAAAGCCTGAAGGAGGCGCAAAGCCCGACAGAACAAACTGGGCCGCAGTCTTCGATAGCCTCGCAAGCGAATATGGCTGGACCTTCGCGTACATCCGAACCCTCACGCTCCGCGAAATTCAGTTCGCGCTCGAAGAAGCAAAAAAGCGGAGGCACGAAGAGCTAAGAGTTGAGGGGCTGTTTCATCGGATCGAGATCCCAGCTCTCGTTGCAGACGAGGGACCAGGCGAGGCGCCGGACGAGGAACTGATCAACCGCGCAATGCAGGCGGCGATTGAACGCAAGAGGCGGGAACTGAAGAATGAGTAATCAGGAACTTCTCGTAAAAATATCAGGCGACATCAGCGGCCTCTCCGATGCATTCGACCAGGCAAAAGAGAAGACCCAGAGCCTTGCCGATGCGGCGTCAGCGATCGCGAAGGTCTCGGCTGCAGCGTTCGCAGCGTTCACTGCTGAAGCGGTGTTCGCGCTGAAAGCATACGGCGAAGCGGAAGCGGCGACCAACAGCCTTAGCCAAGCCCTTCAGAATCAGGGCATGTACTCGCAAGAGCTCATGGATAAGTACAAAGAGATGGCGGACGCGATCGAGGCCAAGACCGGCGTCGATGGTGACAACATCCGGTCCGGTCAGGCGATGCTGCAGGGAATGGTCGGGCAGATTTCAATATCGAAAGACCTCACTCAAGCCGTGGTCGATCTTGCTGCGGCAAAGAAAATGGATCTCAACTCTGCGTTTGAACTCGTAGGCAAAGCCGCAACAAACAATACGGTTATTCTGGCTCGCTATGGAGTTCAGGTCGAAGATGCAGGGAACCGAGCACAAAATCTCGAACGTATCACTCGTGCCCTGTCTGCAGCGTACGGTGGGCAGGCCGAGGCGGCAAATCAAGGTATCGGGTCTATCGAAGGTTTAAAGACCGCCTTTGGAAATCTCCAGGAGGAGATCGGTGGGCGGCTCGCTCCAGTGGTAACGACCGCGGTCAAGGGCATCACGTCGTTCATGCAGACGATCGCGAATAGCCCGGCCCTGATGGATTTCATAACTTCGATCGGCATTGCTGGCGCAGTGGTCGCCGGACTCGGTACGGTGATCGGTGTCGCAGCAATGGCATTTCTTCAATACAAAGCCGCGGCTGTGGCCGCTGGTGTAGCAACGCAGGCTACATCATTGGCGGTGAAAGGATTGGCCGGAGCGACAGGATTAGGCCTACTGATCGTTGCGGCAAGTGAAATTGCGCTCAACTGGAACTCGATTTGGCCCAGGGTACAGGGAGTATTTTCGGCGTTCGTAAACAACGTCATGACTCTGTTGGGTGGACTCGGCGAAGCGTTGATCGGCGTGTTCTCATTTGACATGCAGACGATCAAAGAAGGACTGAGTAAGGCCAAAGAGGCGCTCTCGGCTGGACTGAACGATTACAACTCGGTTGTCGATGCAAAACTTAAAGAGCGCCAGGAAATTGAGAATGCAGCCGAGGAGGAGAAGAAGAAGAAAGCGGCGGACGCGGCTGCAGCGGCGGCAGAATTAGAGGCCAAACGTCGAGCACATGAGGCTCGCATGGCAGAGATCGAGCGTGAAAGATTGGTCCTTCGAAACCTTGAGGCTCGTAACGCCAGTAAGGAAATGATTGATCTTCAGAACCAGGAAATCGCCCTGCTTGAGCAGATCGACCAGGCAAAGACCGACAAGATGCGTGAGGCTCTTGCTGCCAGACTCGAGGTTGTGCGGCGGCACCAGCAGGAGCAGGCTGCGATCGAGCTCGGTCAGCGTGCAATTTTAGATCAGGAGCTCCTGACGCAAAACGAAGAATTTCAGGCGCTCAGCGATGAGCAGAAAGCGGCGTTTCTTGAGAAAAACGCAAATGAGCTTCAGGCACAGATTCTTACTGAAAAAACCGCGCGCGACCTGGCAGCACGTGAACGACTGCAGCAACAAATCACAGAGCACAATGAGTACCTGAAAAACCAGCAAAAGTTCGGCACGGCGTACGCGGTAATAAACAAACTCATGCACTCGGAAATATATGAAGGAAGCAAGCAGGCCTTCGGTGAGCTGGCTGACCTTCAGCGGAGTTCGAACGCAACACTCAAGTCGATTGGCAAGGCTGCTGCGGTCGCAAATATCGCGATCAAGACGGCTGAAGCCGCAATGAATATCTACGCTGGCTTCTCGACGATCCCGATTATTGGTCCCGCTCTCGGTATCGCTGGAGCGGCTGCTGCGATCGCGTTCGGCGTCGAGCAGACCAGTGCGGTCGTGGCGGCCGCGGATGGCGGTCTCATGACTGGTGGGATTCCAGGACGGGATTCGATCCCGACACTTACCATGCCGGGCGAGCTGATCGTTCCAACGCGCAATTTTGATGAGGTCGTGAGTGCAGTTGCCGCTCAGCGGGCTGCGGCGCCGGCGGGTTCAGATAGTAGCGAAGGAATCTTTGGGCGTCTGGTTATTGAACTCAAAGACAATCTTGTCGAGTTCATTGAACTGAAACAGGTTGAACGTCGCGGTCTCGGTATCGCGATCCAGGGGGCGTGATGGCCGGTCAAATCCTGTTTTTCTATAAGAACAAGGCCGACTACACAAATACATCGGTTGTTGCGACTGCGAGCCAGGGAGCCGCATATGCTCGCCGAGCTCTTGATCGCTCAAACCTGACGGCGTGGATTACGTCCGGATCAGTCGATGCCGATGCAACGACATATGATGTAGATTTCGGTGAGCGCCGAAACATCTCCGATGTCATTCTAATTGGCCACAACTTCGCAGCGTTCACGGTCAAGTATTCGAACGATGACGGCGCAACGTGGAATGATTTCTCAGCGCCGATCTCGGTCACTGGTTGCCAGTCTGAGGACTCATACTTTCAGGTCGATAAAGTCGCGGTGCAGAAAATTCGTGTCGCGATTTCTGGCACCCAGATCTCCAACTCAGACAAGTACCTCTATCAATTTATCGCGACGGAGAAACTCGGTCGCCTCGAAGCTTGGCCACAGATCAAGAACGTCAATCATGACCGAAATCTTCAGGCGATGAAGACGCTCTCCGGAAAAATGCACTTCAATGCGAACCTTGGCGGATTCTCCTGTCAGCTGACTGTAACTCGCTGGTCGTCTCAAGCGGATATGATTCTCGTCCAGGGCCTGTATAAAAGCTCCGAAGGCTTCCTCGTGTGGCCATGTGGTGGTGATGAATCGCAGTTCAAGCCTCTTGTTGAAGGGTACCGGATGAGAGACCTGTATCTCATGCAATGCTCCGGGAGTTTTAAACCGGAGTTCTTCCAGGGTGTGTACTCCTTGGGCCTCAACGGTCTCAAGATTGACTTGGCTGAGGTGATTGAGTGAGGCAGAGCTGCTGGCGATTCTACATCCGACCGTTCGATGATGCAGGGGCCTATGCGGACTGGATCGAAGTCACAAATGACGTCGAATTCAACTCGCTTGGAACACTCTCGCAGCAGCTCGACAACACCGAGTTCGACATAGGTGTCTATCGGAACGCAAACGTCGCCGTCACGCTCAGAAATGATCACGGACGATATGCTGACGTGAACGTTCTGCAGTCAATTTTCCGTTATAAGAGATCAGACTCGCTTCTCAAAATCACCTGGGAGATGCAGCAGGAGGCCGCCGCGTACTGTGGTACTGCAATCCTTGGCGATGCCTACTTATCTGAAGAGGTGGATGTCTTCACCGGCCTGATTTCCGATGAATCGCTGTCGATGGATGTCGAGCAGCTTAAGGTTCCTTTTCAAGTTCTTGGTCGTGAGGTGATCCTAGAGCGCGAGATCGTTCCATTCGGCTCGATCGCTGCGGGCGAGCTTATCTCATCGGTCATATTCAAGTGCCTCAACCAAGCAAAGATCACCGCGTTGCTTAATGTGAGCGAGGCTAATATCGCTGTTGGAACTGATGTCGCTCTTGATGTCATCGATAGCCTCCAGGGGAAGACCGTTAAAGACGCTGTCACTGAGCTTATGCGTGTCTCTAACTCAGTATTGAGAATTGAAGGCGACTCAATCATTGTGTCGCCGAGGACTCCAAGCGCTACTGTTGCTTTTTACTTCTACGGCCAAGCGTCGACCGATGGGGCCGAGAATATCGACGCGATCACAGAGATCAAAACTGGGCTCTCTAGGACGTTCAACTACATGACCTGGAAAGACTCAAATGCGGTCGGTGCCGATGCTGACTCGGTGATTAAATTCGGTCATCGCACTAAGGAATTCTCATCCGCTCTCATCACAAGCCAGCCCAAGCAAGCGGCGCTCATGGATGGATTGATTAGTGAGTTCGGTCAGCCAAGGCAGGAATTCCTTCTTGAGACTCCGCTCAACTACGGATCACTGGCGGTAAAACACCTCGATCGCGTTTCTGTTGACTATCCAACCGTATATGTTGCGGGCGATTCTCCGATGCCAATTTGTGGGATCGCAATTTGTGGGCAAGCCGTTTTGCCCAAGGGGCTCTGGGCATTCACGGTTGATCCCCTTGATCACTACAAGATCACTGGGCGATCCGTGGATCTTAGGAAAGCAATAATCAAATTTAGATTAAGGAAAATCTAAATGGGAACACAGACAATTCCGACTCGGGAAAACGCAAAGACCATCGACGAAACATGGTTCAACATTTTCAAACAAGTGTTGACCGGAGATCTCGTCCCCAGGAATACAAGCGGGGTTTCGCAGTCGATCATTGGCTCGTTAGGTTCGAGCACCTATCTCTGGCTCAAGGCTCATATCGAGTCTGGCTACTGGAAAGCCGGTGATATGAAAATGCACTTTTCATATAACGGCACGATTTACGTCGGTCATGGATGGATGAAGTGCGATGGTCGCCAAGTAACACAAGCGACGTACGACGCCGAGCATGGAGCTGGTGCGTGGGCGACGTACATTGGCAGCTCGCCGCTTGTAAATAAATATCTCCCTAATTATACCAACAAGTATCCGGTTGGTGGGGCAGTCACACAAGATGGGTCGATTGCTATTACATCGACCGGAAACGCAAGCCACACCGCAACTTATAGCCATACGCATACGCTTAGCCATACTCACACGACGCCTGCTCACGTTCACCAATGGAACTCTACAAGCGGCAGCTTCACGTCTAGCGGCGCTGCTCTTGGTTGGGATTCGATGACTTCGCACACTTCGCAAGCGGGCTTCATTTTCCGAAACTCATTCAATAGCCAGACGGGCGGCGCGATGCGAACCGATGCTTACACGTCTTCGGCGGGTGCAGTTACAACCGATTCGCAAAGTAATGCTACGACGAGTAACCCGAATACGGCTTCGGTGAACGTGCAGCCTGAATCTATTGTGTCGGAATTTTACATGAGGATCATCTGATGAAATTCTCAGACATCGTCAATCGCGAAAACGGAACGAAAATTGCGTACTCGTGGTTTAACTCTTTAAGAGATGCCGGAGTACGAGCGGAGGATATTGCTGATGCAGCAGCTGCAAACGCCACAGCCGCCGCAGCGTCAGCCACAAGCACAGCGAGCGCTGTCGCGACTCACGAGGCCGATACGACCAATATTCACGGCATCGCGGATACATCAGCTCTTGCTACGAAAGCCGGTGCCGAAGTTCTCACCAACAAAGACATCGACGGCGGAACTGCTTCGAACACAAGCCGCATTACGCTTCCCAAGAACACGAAAGCAAATCTCGATGGCCTCGCTCGCAAAGAAGCAACGATTGTTTATGCGACAGACCAAGCGAAAGCCTACCTCGATACCGGCTCAACCCTTATTCCTGTAGGCTCTGGCTCGGGAAGCAGCGGTGTAAACTACGTTAACGACGATGATTCAAACTTTGAGAACGGCATCGGATCTTGGGCTACTGATAATGGATCGGGTTCTGCCTCGACAGTTTTGTCACTGGCATCTGAGACGACAAACATCCTTCGCGGATCGAAGTCTCTAAAGATTGCCAAGTCTGCGTCGTCGGCAAGCGGTCACTTCGCGAAAGTCTCATCTAAGACAATCGACGTGGCAGACAGAGGCAAGGTCCTTTGGGGCTCACTCGAGGGGAATTTCACTGACGCAAACTATGCATCGGGTGACCTAACTATTGAGGCGTATGACCTGACGAATGCCGCTGTAATTCCGGCGTATGTCGAGGGTGGAACAAGTGGCGCGTTCAACTCTGGCAAGGGCCAGTACATTTTTAGAATCGCGACTTCAACAACAACGGCAAGCATTCAGGTCAGAATCAAAGGAAACTCAACCAACGCGGCGGCGTATAACGTCTACGTTGATGACGTGAAATTCGGGCCGCAAGAGTATGTGATTGGGTTTTCTGGAAGCGACTGGCAAGACCTAACCAAATTTGGCACGATTGAATACCGAGGCGGCTCAAACGGATCTCTTTACACAAACCTGTCAACAACCTATGCAAAGGCTCGTAGGGTTGGCGACACGCTTGAGATCAACGTCCGCGTGGCGGCAACTGGTTTGCCTGGCACTGGCACTGGCGCGCTCCAGTTGGTTATCAACGGCATCCAAATCGACACCGACAAATATGGAACGCAAACCGACTCTTATCAGGACAGCGTTGTTTTTGTTGATTCATCGGCTGGCCTCGCTTTTAGTGGCAGTGCGCGGGCGTACAATCAATCAGGCGGAATTTGGATTCTAGGTCAGATAGTCGGACCGTCCGGTTCGGCTGCTACATTTAGTCCAAGCGGTTCTTCGCCGGTTGTTTGGGCAAGTGGCGACTATCTCGTTTTCAAGGCGAGCTTCCCAATCGCTACTTGGGTTAGCGGCACCATCCTATCAAACTCTCGCGTGGAGTACGCCTACAACTCAAGCACAAGCACGACGAGTGACTCTACAAGCTTTGGTTATGGCTCTGGTGGTGTAGTATTTCAATCGTTCGCGCCAGCTGGAACTGGCAACGTATCAAAGCGTGTACGCTTCCAAAACACGATCGGTGTCACTGACAAACTTTGGATCGAGACTGATTGCGGCACTTCGGGCGCGCGGTGGGTTAGCTTTACAGATCGATTCGGAGGGTTCGGAACTAACAACACCATTTCGTGGGGTGTGAAGTTTTCGATTATCAATGCCACCGATGTTGACGTGTATTTCTACAATCAGATAACCGCCACTACAGGCGACGCATGGTCTGGCATCACGTCATGGAAATGGCGTCTGTGTAAGGCATCAAACCCGCTCGGGGTTGAGACGGCGACGAAAGAGTTTATTCAGGCCCGCGTAACCTCAGCGACCAACTGGCCCGTCGCAGTAAGCACTTATGGCGACCTTACTAGCATACCGCTTACACCAGGCGAATGGGATCTCACTGGTATTGTCGGTACATTCAATAACGGCGCTGTCACGTCGACCATCATGACAATCGGTATCAGCACAACGTCCGGCAACAGCGGCACTGGCTTGGTTCGAAACGATAGCTTCAACGAACTAACACTCAACCAAGCCTCGGGAGCTCGGGCAACTCTCATAGTTCCGAACTTCAGAGTCAGCGTTACAGCGCCGACAACGTACTACCTAAAGGGAACCGTTGACGGGAGCGTGACCAATCTCCAATACGCCTGCCGCCTATCGGCTCGGAGGATCCCATGAAGTGCGTAGTACGTGATCTAAATGACCCGACAAAACTCAAGGTCGAAGAGGTTGAAGGCTTCGTGCCCTCGAATTTCGTCACCTTCGAAGTGCCGGCAGACGCTGATGACGGCGAACTCCTCGATCTCGAAACCTACACCGATAGAGACGGCGTTGAGAGAACTCGCGCGGTCGTGAGTGAAGCGAGAAAGCTCGCAAAGGCCTCAGCAAAAGAAGCAAGCAAGGCCGATCAAGAAACGAAGCGTGCGGCAAAAGAGAATCGTCGCGCGCTGATCAAAGCGGCCAAGGGGAAGAAGCTCAAAGCTGCTGACCTTCCTGATTTGGTCGCGCTTCTGATTCAAGAAATCACGGATGAGGAATGAGAAAATGACAGGGCTTGAAATTTTACTATGGGTTTATCTTGGCGGAGCGACCTTCTTCGGTGGTGCAACAACAATCGGATGCTGGAACGAGCATGGAATTTCAAATGCGGAGTGCGCGGCGCTTGCCTCAGCCGTTGCGGTGACTTGGCCAGTTGCAGTCCCGGTGGCGATTTATTGGGGGTCTGCCAAATGAACATCGAAATAACGGTTGAGGGTTGAGATGCAGTTTGATCAGTTCGTCAGTTGGGCGTTTCAGGGTGTTATTAGCGGCGCGGTTATTTATGGCGTGGCGGAGATGAAGGGCTTGAGGACATCAATCGAGAGTCTCAATGCTAAGCTCGAACGAATAATCGAAAAAACAGATTGGCACGGCAAGGAACTTGATAAACACGACGAGCGCCTGAGGCGTCTCGAAATTGAAAAGGAGTAAGTATGCAGTGGTTTATTGAAAACGCAGGTGTGATTTTCGGCGTTCTCTTCGGCATCTCGGAAGTGCTTGGCCAGATCGACTCGATTAAACAAAACAACGTGTACGGCGTTGTGAAGAGCATTCTTAGCTCTCTCAAGGATCTTTTCACCAAGAAGGCTTGAACATGATTTCGACGATACTGTCGATTGCTCTCGCCGTTTTCAAAGCGGTCCCTATCTTGAAAGAGGTATGGGACCAGCTTATCGCGCTGTACATTTCACGAGAGATTGCAGCCATGAAACAAGAGAACAAGGATGCAATCAGAAAGGCAATGGATGAACACGACCAACGAGACATTGAAAAAGCGCTCGGCTCTAAGCGAGCTGGCGAGCATTCTGGTTCTACTGACACTGTCGTTGTCGACAGCCTTCCTAATGTCGGGATGCATAACTAGAGACGAGATTGATGCTGTTATTTTTTTAAATAACGGCCCACTGCCAAGCGGAATTTGTGATCGAGAGCCAGAGCTAAAAAAGTATGGATTTTATCGAACGCTCAACAGCGGCAAGTTTGAATTCATGTCGTTCTGTCATCCGAAAGCAAACAAATTCCTTTCCGCTCGCGAGGATGATCTGAACGAGATACTCGATAAGACGCTGCCGAAGCAGCAGGGATTAAACCAATGAAAAACGTGAAAACATCATTCATCGCAAAGATGCTGGTCGTTCTTATCATGGCCATTTACGCCATGATTGCTTTCAGCTCATGCACGACAATGCCAACCACGGATCATCCGTCTACCGTATCAGTGAGTCCGACGCCGGGCCCGACACCTGTGCCAGCGTCGACCGCGCTCCCTATTTCGGAAGCGAATCCTAAGTTCGGGTATCTTCCGTTGTCATGGGAGAAGAATCATCCGGAGCGAGCGGCGTGGTCGAAGTCATTGATCGCTCAAGTCGTCGATGCGTGGTCACAACTCCGCGAGCCTAAAGACATGGATCGATTTTGTGCGAAGTACTCTTCACTCTTCACCGAACAGAGGATCAAAGTTTGGGCCGAGCTTTTCGTGGCCATGGCTTATTACGAATCTGGTTGGAACCCAAAGAGCGCATCTGTCGACGTTGGAACGAAAGACGATCGCGACACATGGAGCATCGGCCTTTGGCAGATGTCGGTCATCGATCAAGAGTCATATAAGCTGCCGCTCGGTTATAAGTACGAGCATTTGCTTGAGCCGGGTCCAAATGGAGACCTTGCAGTCCGCATCATGGCTCGGCAGATCGAACGTCGGGGGACGATTGTTGTCTCGTCGAGTCCGTATTGGGCGGTCATTAAAGAAGGCGGACGATACCAGAAAATAAATCAGATCGCAGCGATGGTGAGCGCACTCCCGTTCTGCAAGTGAGTAACCAATGAAGCACGAAAATTCGGGTCATTGCCCTAAGTGCCAAGATATCCTCGATCGATATTCGGGTTTTAACGAAGATCTTCGCGAGTGGTTCGAAGAGTTTCAATCTGAATACCCAGAAGCGCACGTCTCATGCGCAGGGCGCGGGCGGGCAGACCAAGAAACGTGCTTCAAGTCAGGCGCATCGAGAGCGCACTTTGGCGAATCGGCGCACAATTGGAATTGTGCTATGGACCTGTTCGCGCTCATTCCCCAGGCAAACACGATCTATCCGCGCGAGTGGTTTTACAACATTCTGGCTCCGAATCTGCCCGACTGGATTGAGTGGTATGGTCGAAAAGGGGCTGTATTTTTTGAACTGCCACATATCGAGTTAAAGGGCTGGCGTGATCTCAGAAAGCAGATGAATATTCACTTGGTTGACTGAGAGAAGACGCCGGCGGAGAGAGGAGTATATGACCAAAAAAGTTCGTGAACTCACGCTTCGTGCTCTGGACGGCTCATCAAATCAGGAGCTCATACTGCACCTGTTTCATATCTCGCGTCATGCTCGGGCCGAAGAGCTCCTCGAATACATCACCATGAATCGGCTATGCGGATTGGAGTTGCTTTCGTTGATCCGCATCGAATTTGGCGGCTCTGTCTTAAACTTCATGGCTGACATCGTGAAGCGAATCGACCGCGATATCATAAAACGACCGATCATCGTCGGCCGCGATTGGGCGTGAATCAGTGATATTCCGAGCAGGTGCTGTTGACGCAGAGATTGAGTGTGCCGGAAATATTTGAATACGTACCAGCACCGTTTAGGCCCGCGCACCCGGGATCGCCGGCTCCTCCGGAGTGATAAAGACACATCGAAAGCTCATATTCTCCGCCGCCGGGGGCTCCGTTAAACTCAGCATCACACACGCACTTCGCCCCATCTGAGAATGTAATCGTGACTTGGGATGTGTTGCCGAGTTTAACGCTCGTGAGATCGACTGACTTCGTTGCTCCAGCGTTGGACCATGAGTTCCAAATCATTTTGTGATCGGGCTGATAGTGAGCGCCACCGCAACCGCCAAGAAAAAGAGGAAGTACCAGCACAAGTAATTTCATAGCCACCCCCATGATTGATTATCGGAGCAGGGGTGACTAAATCGATACGCTTAAGAAAACTTAAGCAGTTAGGTGTATCGAATTAGGTCAGGAATGACCTGATTCTTTCGTTTTCTTGGCCTTGCCTTGTATTCGCGATTAGCTCGCTCAAGGAACTGAATGGCTCGCTCGAACTGAAAGTCGTAGTGCTCTCTGGGCAGGTGTGTTTCTCGCGCGCGCCTGAGGAGCTCCAGACCTTCTGCTTGACGTCCGGCCCTCCAGAATGCCTCACAGAGATGGGGTTTCAGTATTCCACGATCGGCGGCTGCATGGAGCATCTTGATCGCGTCTGCAAATCGTCCCTCGGCGGTGTAGATTTCCGTAAGATTCGCAAGGTATAGGCGGATCATGTCGGTTTTGCCCTGCGGGTCGACCGCGGCGATCTCGAGGAGCTCGGCGGAGTTTGGCTTGATCGCAAGAATGGCCTGTAGAAAGAGCTCATATTCCTCGATTGCGAATGGTCGAAACGCCGCCTTGCTGTAAAACCGATGAAATGCGAGCGGATAATTGAGCTGAGCGGCGATATAGCTTGGCTCTCGCACAAGAAGAGCGATCCAAGCACGAAGAAAGAGTTCGTGGTACTCCTCGATTTTCCCTATCTCGAGTTCTGGGAACTGACTCGCGAACACTCCTCGATCACTGGCCTCGATTACGACGCCCAAAAAATGCGTCTGCATTTCAAATTCAGAAAGGAATCGCGCGGCGGACCGTAGCCTATCAATGCTGACTCGGACTGGGGTGCTGGTCATTGTTGGGCGACTCTTGTCCCGTGCGCAGGCCATCGTCAACGCATGACGCAGGTGCGCGAATTTTGCGATCTCAGGTTGAGGCGGAATCTTGCTGGCTCTTCCTGTGGTTTCTTCCTACAGGAAGAGGTGGCGACATTGCCCGCCGCCGATAATCGTCAGAAATGGCTGCTCGTGACGAATCTGATTTCAACAAACAGGCATTCTTGCGGAAGCTCGGCACGCACATCGGCAAAGTGTGTCAGGCACAGGGCTACAGTGGTGATCGTGTGAATCTTGAGGCTGGCTTCTCAAGTGGCACTATGAGTAAGATCGTTTCAGGATTAGTAGATCCGAAGGCCACTACGCTTGCCAGAATCGCTGAAACGATCGGCGTGCCACTGAGTAAACTCACCGAGTTTAGAAAATAAATTTCGTGGGTCTCACCATGAGAATGCGTTGCTTAAGAGCTTCCGCAAGCTCCCTTAAACTCGTCTCGCTCAAAGTCATATCATATCGACTTAATTTATGTTTTTCGTTTTGAGACACTTTAGTTGAGCGAAATCGTTTCCGAGATTTATTGCACTGAGAGGTGCGGAAATGAGACGCGCAGCTTTGAAGCGAATCAGGAAGTACGTGATTTTGATCCTTGATGAGATAGACGCAATTCCTCCAGAGCAGCCTCCGCCTTCTCATCCGAAAGATCGAGGACCTTCAGAGCCATCTCGCGCAGGTGTGGTTCTGCCTTTTCGAAAGCGTCGATTAGGGAGCTGTACGCATTGAGTTTTGCTGAGAGTTCCTTGTTCTCCTTCACCAGCTCCTGCATGGAATCTAGGAGTTTTTCGATGGTGGGGGACTGAGTCGGCGCAATATCGAGATTCTGGTAAAGATCTTCAGACGAGCAGCCAAGAGCTTGCGCGATAAGATCGATGCTGATTGCCTGTGGAGCCTGAGTGCCGGCCTCGATGCGGCTAATCGTTACATTCGAGACCTTAGCAAGTTTTGATAAAGCAGTTTGCGAAAGTCCGAGGGCCTCCCTACGAGCACGAATATTTTTCCCAACGATTTTCGCAACAAAATTCACAGCTTAAGCCTATCCGCAATCGTGCTTCTCTGCATTAATCGAATTCCGATAAAATTCCTGTACTTGTTTATCGAGTTTCGATAAAACGAGACCATGAGACACATTGATGGTTCTAAGCTCAGAGCTTGGCTCGAGGAAAATGGCGAGGATGCAAAGGTTAACCTCCATCTCAAGGCGAGGGTGTCCATTGCGTGGATCGATAAGGTTATTGCGGGCCGCTACAACTCGGCGCCGCGACAAATCACCCAAATGGCCATCTGCCAAGCAACTGGCCTGAAGCGTGAAGTTCTCTTTCCGCTGGCAGCAACCGGCGGGAAGAGGCGGGCCTCGTAGGACGCAGCGTTAATACAACACACGAACTGAAATAGAAACCTAAACGAAACAAATTGTATTTGTTTCGTGCTGGATTGGTGTTTGTCCAAGAGGAACGATTGGAGCGCCTAGAGCGCGGGAGTGAACAATGGCAGTGGTAGCGATTCAACCCCAAAGCAAGCAGCATTGGCACGGGCTTCGTGCGCACGACGTGACGAGCACGGAATCGCCGGCGCTCTTCGGTATCTCGCCGTACACGACCGAGTTCGAGCTGTTCACGCGCAAAAAAGACCACCTCATCGTTGAAATTGAAGCCAATGAGCGGATGCTCTGGGGTGATCGTCTTCAGGACGCTATCGCTCAAGGCATTGCCGAGGATCAGGGCTGGGATATCCGCCGCATGACAGAGTATATGCGCGACGAGGAGCTCCGCATGGGTTCGTCGTTTGACATGGCGATCGGCGCTGAAGGCCTCCTCGAAATCAAGAACGTCGACGCACTTGCGTTCCGTGATGGTTGGCTCGTCGAAGGCGACGTGATCGAGGCTCCGCCGCATATCGAGCTGCAGCTCCAGCATCAGTTCGCCGTAAGCGGTCGGAAGTTCGGTTACATCGGCGCCCTCGTCGGTGGCAACCGTGTCGTGCTGCTTAAACGTGAGCCTGATCAGAAGGTGATCGACGCCCTTCGCTCAAAGGTCGCGCTGTTCTGGGATCGGATCGCAAAAAATGATCCGCCAACGATCGACTTCGCCCGCGATGCTGAGTTCATTGCACAGCTCTACAATAGCGCCACCACCGGAAAGGTTTTCGATGCACGCGGGAATGAGGAACTCATGGATCTCGCCCGCAGGTACCGTGAACTCGGCGAACAGGAGAAGCAGATCGAAGCCGCACGCGAGGCAATCAAGGCTCAGCTTCTAATGACGATCGGCGATGCTGAAAAAGTTCTCGCCGATGGCTTCTCGATCTCGGCCGGTGTTGTCGCCGGCGGTCATGTGTCATACGAGCGCAAACCCTACCGGAATTTCCGCCTGAACTGGAAGAAGGAGAAGTCGGCATGAGTAACCCGAAAGCAGTCGCTCCGATCGATGAGCTCCGAACAAGTCTCAATGCGATGGAGGCTCAATTCAAGCTCGCGCTCCCGGCGTATATTCCATCCGAGAAATTCGTCCGCGTTGTTTTGACGGCGGTTCAGGGTAACCCGGATCTTCTCAGCGCTGATCGTCGCTCGCTTTATGGCGCTTGTATGAAAGCCGCTCAGGACGGGCTTCTTCCTGATGGACGCGAAGCTGCGCTCGTGATTTTCAATACAAAGAACGGCCCGCTGGTTCAGTATATGCCCATGTTCGGTGGTCTTCTTAAGAAGGTCCGCAATTCTGGCGAGCTAGCCGCGATCACCGCTCAGGTGGTTAGAAAGAACGACAAGTTTCGCTATTGGGTCGACGGCGACGGCGAGCACCTCGAGCACGAGCCTCTCATGTTTGGAGACCGTGGTGAGATCATCGGCGTCTATGCTCTTGCGAAAACGAAAGACGGTGCCGTTTACATCGAGGTCATGACTGAAGAGCAGGTTCAGGATGTTCGCAGCGTCTCGCGCGCGAAAGACTCAGGGCCGTGGTCTGGACGATTCGCAGACGAAATGCGCCGCAAAACCGCGATTCGCCGCCTATCGAAGCGCCTCCCAATGGCGACCGATCTCGAAGCCGTGTTTCGCCGCGATGATGAGATATTCGATTTCAATGGCCAGGCTGAAGAGTCGTCCACCGCAGCTCGAGACGTGGGTCCGAAGCCGAGTCGCCTTTCTCAGGTGATTGGTCAGGCCGAGGCGCCTTCTCAGGCACAAGCATCGTCATCGGCCACCGAGGCTCAGGCTCTGACCTCTGAGCCGCCATGGGATAACGGCGGTACGGACTGGAGATGAGCATGCGATGCCCGTTCTATAAACCAAACGAAGAGATGATCGGAGTGTCTTGCGAGAAATACTTCTGGGTATGCGGACAAGTGATGTCGGACATGTCAATCAAAGACTTTCGCGTGGAGCTTGTGCATGCGAATCCGAAGGTTGGCGTTCAGTCGATAATCGATGTAACGCTGGCGTTTTCAGAGAAAGAACTCGAGGGGCTCCGCGCTGAGCTGATTGAAGAATTTAAACGCACGACCGGCTCTCGGATGGACGAGTGCGTGGTAGCCAAGCGACAGGTCGAAGACCGAATGATGATGGAGGGCGCATGAGCAAACACACGCCGGGGCCATGGAAAATAAGCGATGAGTTGACCGACGATTGCCACATCGTGATCGATCTCGGACCAAATGATGGTTGCGTGCTGATCGAGCGGCAAATGCCAGGCCATGATTCCCAAGACATGCCAAACGCTAATCTGATCGCCGCAGCCCCCGAGATGCTCGAAGAATTAAAGTTTTTGGTCGAGACCTGCATTGAGACTTTCTCCCGTGAATACGCCGACGGTGGGACTTATGAGGTCGAGCAAATCGAAGCCGGAGAAAGTACTGTGAAGCGAATCAGGGAACTCATCGCACGAGTGGAGAACGCATGAGAATCGTGAAACTGCAGATCAAGAATTTCCTGTCGATCTCTGAAGCCGAGATTGCACCTGGTTCAGTTAACCAGATTGTCGGCGCCAACAACCAGGGCAAGACCTCGGTTCTGAAGGCGCTCGAGGCTGGGCTGTGCGGGTCCACCGACGGCTCACTTGTGAAACGAGGCGAGACCGAAGCCGAGATTATTGTCGAGTTCGATGATCAGACAACGGTTCGCCGCCGCATCAAGGCCGATGGCAAGCAGGCGTTGACTGTAAAGCGCGGCGATCTTACGGCGCAACAGCCTCAGGCTTTCATTGATCGCCTATTCGGTGAAGGCGTTTTCAATCCGCTCGAGCTTCTTGACCCGAAGAAGCGCACCGAAATCTTGCTTGGCGCAATTCCGATCAAACTAAGCGAAGAGAAAGTCTTGGCATTCGTTGGTTCGAGCCCTGTGGCGATGCCGCCTCTCGACTACGCTCAACATGGTCTCAAGGTCGCGGAGCAGGCGCACAAATATTTCTATCAGCGCCGGGCTGAGGCGAACAAAGATGCGAAGATGAAAGACGATATCGCGCGCGTGAAGGCCTCCGAACTTCCGCCGCTTCCTGCCTTGTCGCTCAAGGAATCCGAGGCTGATATCCAGGAGCGCAACTTCGTCCTGAAGCAGAAGATCGCTGGAGAACAAAGGAAAGCGAATGTGCAGCGCGAGCACGAGGCCCTGATCGAGCGGGTTGAAGAAGAGATTTTGCGCGAAGATCAGGCAATAAATGAACTGAAGCGTGATATCGCAGCTCTTGAAGCTCGGATATTTGAAATGAGGAAGTCGATCGATGCCAAGCAAAAGGCGGTTGCCGAGAAAGACAATCGCCTGGCTGAGCTTCGAGCCGCACCCGCCGCTCAAGGGCCTGATCAATCTGCGATCGCGAAATGGAATGAGGAAATTCAAGCGGGGCTTGAGGAACTCCAGCGCCGTGCTGATCGCCGCGTGCTCGAGCAGCGTCATGCGCAGGTCGACGAGCTCAAGTCCACTGCAAAAAATGCTCAGAAATTTGCAGATGATCTCGACGCGGTCGTAACGAAGCTCTCCACTTACGGCTCGGACCTGCTTTCGAAAGCAGAGATGCCGATCGCGGGCCTCGAGTACAAAGACGGGGACTTCATGCTCGATGGCGTGAAGATCGAGAACTTGAGCTCAAGCGCAGCTGTGCGCCTGGCGGTCGCGATCGCACGAGCGGTGGCCGGGCCGTCGAAGCTCATCTGCCTTGATGGCGCTGAGGCGCTCGATGAAACGACGTTCGCCGTTCTTCGCCGCGAAATTCAGGACGACGGGTTTCAGTATTTCTTAACGAAGGTCGGTGATGCGTTCGCGACCGAAGCCGACGATCGAGTGATTGAGATGCGCGCGGGGGCGCCCGTGCAAGCGGAGGCAGTGGTATGAACGACCTCTCTTTTGAAATCAAGCGATTGAGTGCGCACCTGGCTGATGAATCTCTGTCTGAGCTCGAGCGAGAAGGTATCGCGAACGACATTGATGCCTTGATGACGCTGCAAGAAATCGATGTGGTTTGGGAGTAAGCATGGGTGCGCAGAAGAAGTTTTCGGATGTCCTGATTGCCCATGATGGCGAAATCCAAAAGCGCCCACCGATCGTCGTGGTGAAACGCGAGCCAGCTGATTGGTGGGTTCTCGTCGTGATCGCAGCGTTCTTCCTTGGGTGTTGGATTGGTCAGTTGTCGGCCTTTGTGCCGTTGGGGGAGTGAGATGAAGATTGTAATCGAGAGCACAAATCAAATTGTGCACATTGATGGCGTGCGAGCCCGAATCTGGAATGGAAGAACGGAGTCCGGAGTGGCGGTGTTTCTCTTTGTGACCGCCGTCGCAGTCCATAATGGAGATAATGACTGTGAGTTGGAGCGTGATCTCGAGGATCGCGAGACGCCAAAGATCAACGGTCCGTTCCCGATGAGTGTTTGAAGGTTTATAGCCCGAAGTCTTCGCTTCGGGAATGCGCTTGGGGCATCGTCCCTCCAACTCCAAAGAAAACCTGAGCGCATTCCTGAGGTGGCGACGTAACTCGAAGAAAAAGCGTGTCACGAAGGTCGAACAACACTTGTTTACGGAGTGCGACCTGGAATCTGAGTCCCACTTGCCGATCCCATTGCTGACGCTTGGGGTGGTCTTCGGTGAAATACCTGAAGAGGAATTCGGCCAGCTTCATGACTCCCGGGAAAGACCGGGTTTTGAAACGAGCACTTGCGCTGCGTGGTGTGGCACGTCTGTCTGGCTTGACGACATCAAGGGTTCGTTTGAACGACGACAGATGGGGGGCAACGTGGGGGCAGAGAAGAAAATCCTTTCGGATGAAATGATCGACGAGAAACTTCGTGTCGCTCGTTCGCGCCGAGCTCACGGTGGTGAGATGCATTTTCAATTACGAATTCCGATGTTGGTCAGTACTGGTCAGTGTTGGACCACGAACGAAAATTCCGATCGCCGTATAGACAATCCGTCAGCTCTGAAATAGCGAAGATCAAGAGGGTGACATCATGAGAAGAAAAGTTGATGACGATGAATTGCTTACTGCTGAGCAGCTTGCCGACCTTACGGGTGTGAAGCTCAGCTATATTCGGCACGCACGCCATAAGCTCGGTCTTAGATACTACCGGCTTGATGTTGTGAAAATCCGCTGGGGTGACTGGCGTGAATTTCAAGCTAAACGAGTTTGCCAAGCTGGTTGACCATGGATGACGAAAGCGCTGCTTCCAAAAAGAAGAAAGGCCCGACACTACAAGATCTCGTGCGGATCGAGAAACACCCATACTTCTTCGTGAATCCGATCTCGAAGAAGATCACGTATCGCCGAACGCATGATGGCAAACCACTCACCATTCGCACTGGCAAAACGAAGATCAGCGAAGCTAAAACCTTTGTTGACGATGAGCTTCGAAAGCGTGCGACTGGCGAAACCAAGGGTGCGGCGAGACGAGCGAGGATCGGCGAAACGAACCCTTTGATCGAGGACCTTTGGTTTGAGTTTGTCGAAACCGCTAGCGTTGGGCGTGCTGACAACACGAAGAAGAATTACGGCAAGGCATGGAAGTACGCACTTCGTGGCTTCTGGGGCAAGCCTCCGGCCGACCCAAAGGAACTCGAGCGAGACAAGATAGATTGCCCACACACGGTACCTACGGGCATTCCGAAGACGATCGCGGACCTCACGCCGGCGAACGTCGCGGCGTACAAGAAGTGGTATCTCGAGAAAAATCCGAACCGGATCTTTACTCAAACGAATGCGATTTTGAGGCTCTTCATTCGGTACCTGGTCGACCGCAAGCACTTGCCCGCATTCCCGTCGCTGAAAGACCTCGAGGACCTCGACGAGATCATCAAGGGCAACAAACAGTACATCAAGCCAGGACGGGTCTACACACCCACCGAAGAGAAGCGCCTGCTCGTCGCGTGGGAGGAGATCCTCACGCTTGGACGGGGGCACGGCCGGTACCCAAATGCGAAGGTTATGAATGCCGCCCGGGCCCGGCTCGGGGTGCTTCTTGGCCTTAAGCGCGGCCTTCGGATGAAAGAGATCCTGGCGCTCGAGAACGGCAAGGTCGACCTTAAGCGTCGAACTCTTGAGGTTTGGTCGTTTAAGAATAAGAAGTGGCGCACGATCCATCTCGACGATGAGCTGATTGAAGCGATCAAGTATCAGCAGCTCGCGAACGCCCACGTTAAATCAAAATGGCTCTTTCCGATGCCGACGGATCCCGAACGCTACATCTCGAACCAGGTGTTCGAGAAGTCTTGGTACAAGGTCCGAAAGATCGCTGGCATTCAGATTCGGCATAAATACGATGCGCGATTCCACGATTGCCGGAAAACATGCGCCACGCGTTGTGCAGAACTGGGCTGGCCGGTGAAGGTCGCCTGTGAGATGCTCGACATGAGCATGAAAATCTTTGAGCAGGTCTATGCGTCGAATGTCGGCGTCGGGGCCCAAGCTCAGTGGATCGCCAAAACCTTCGGGGGCGGCGATGCGAAGTGATCGTGCTCACCACATCTCAAACGGAGGTCGGCACCGAGTTTTGTCGACTTCCTGTCGACTGAACTCTTGCGAACTCCGTAAGTGCCTGAATTTTTTTGTGCTTTTACATAAGAGATGGTGCGCGAGACTGGACTTGAACCATGCTTTTGCGAGTTCTCATCATCAGCTGAAATTTAACCGCAAGAGAAGCCTGAAACCCTTCAATTTCAAGGCTTTCAAGCCTGTCGACAGGTCGCGACCATCGTCGATGATTGTCGACAGATGCAGTGCGCCGTCTTCTAAAAGTTTGTCTACCAATCTGTCTACCTGCCGACCGGCCCGCTTGAGCGGCATCGGATCGATTGTTTTTCCTGCCTTCCTATCCGTCTACCTCAGTTCCGCATCACGCGCCGTGGAGGTTCGTCATGGCCAGGTTTGATAACGGCTGGATCGCGGTCTCGCGCGACATGGCTTTCGGCGATATCGCGCAGCGCGGGCCAGATACTCTGTGGGTATGGGTCCGAATTCTCACCATGGCCAACTGGAAGGAGTCTTCGGCCTACCTCAAGGGGCAGCAGCTCAGGCTTCAGCCGGGTCAGCTCGTGACCGGCCTCGCTGAATTGGCCGGCGACCACCTATCAATCAAAGCTGTCCGAAACGCGCTTTCCTACCTGGAGAGAACTGGTCGAATTGGGCAAGCAGCGGGCAACCACGGTCGCGTCATAACTATCTGTAACTGGGAGAAATATCAGAACCCAGATTTTGATGAGACAAGCAACGGGCAAGCAACGGGCAAGCAAGGGGCAAGCAACGGGCAACATAGTGAACAAGGAACCATTAACAAAATAACTTCTGCTTCTGCGGCAACGCCGCAGGTGCGGAAGCGGAAGGTTTCGCCAGAGGTTCTTCAGGCCACAAGTATCGACCAGGTGCTGACCTCGATCTCTCTCGAGCAGATTTCGACATGGAGCAAGCTTTACCCCGACGAGGAGTTTCGCAAGCGCACGGCGCTTCGGGCTTGGGAGTACTACAAGCGGCCCCGCAACGCGAGAAAGGCCCCAACCACCATCGAATCTTGGATCGCAGTACTCGAGTACTGGTTCAACGAAGATTGGCCGAAGCACGTTCGCGCGATTCCCGGCGGAAAAGTGGACTCAAAGCCCTCTGCCCGGGCGCCTATTGCGCTCAGTGATCAGGGTGAGGCCTGGGTACAGCAGGTACTCGAGGCGCGCGCTCAGGGCGGCCTGGGGCTGCAAAATGCGATGCGCGGTATGCCTCCAAAAGTTGCTGAGATGGTTGAGATCAGTTTCGGCACCTGGAGGTCGATCCCGACATCAGATGCTGAGCGTGAGATCAGAGCCGCATTTGCAATGCATGAGCGACAGATGCAGTCATCAGAGGCCGTGAGTGCGTAAACAATTTAACTATGATCTGCAAGCGGTGGTGAGATGGCAAAGAAACGAAATCGAAAGGCACGCGTCCCAGTCGAGCAGTTGCCTGTGAACTTTTGCAAGATCGATCCGCTTTCGCCTGGTGCACAAGATCGGTTCATAGCCAGGTCAGCCGAGCTCAATAAGGTGATTGGGAACACTATCCGCGCGTGGCATGGATTCAAGGATGCCGATGCTGAGCACAAGCCGTACTGGCTCGATATTTACAAGGGGTGCATCGGCGGCCTTGAACGCATGCATGCAGAGATCAATTACGAGGGGGCATGACGTGACACAAGATGAGTACACAAAAATTGTTGAGAACTGGGGAGGGGTCTGCTTCTGGATCTGGGTGGGCCTGACGGTCTTTCTCCTTGTTTCTTGGGTGGTAGGAAAGGCAGCCCTTGGCCTCATTGAGGTGAAGTGATGGAACACAGTGTTGCCGCTGGAACCGTTGAAGAAATCGTCGTTAGCGCATTTAGATCGAACGATGGTCTCACGTTTGATCAGGTGATGAGAAGTATCGTTGGCGGTCGTGGCTCGCCAATGCAAAGGAGTCAGGTCCGTAGTGCGATCGTCAGACTGCAGGAGCGTGGTGTGGTTCGGTCAATGCCCGTGCGTTACGAAATCGCGGCGGGCTCTCTCGCGATCAAGCGAGCAACCGATGCGTGGTCAAACCGCCAAGAAGCTCGTGATTTCATCATTGAGTGCCTTTCAAAAGAAGCTATTGGCGTGTGTGGCGTCCTGGCAAAGTTTGGGGCGGACGATACACCGGTGAACAGACGGATTGTTCAGAGAGCGTTCAACGATTTGCTTCGCGGTGGAGTCATTGAGCGGGTTGCGATCACCTCAAATAAGTGGGCGGTTTATCGCCTGGTGGAGAAGGCATGAGCAACGCAAGTGAGTTTGATGAAAGAAAAGAGATTAGTGAGTTTCAGGACCTGTTGATCAAACATACTCGCGGGAATGAAGACGCTATGGATGCCATTCTTCATCAGCCGTTTGTCTTAATGGGGATTGCCGCTCGATACCAGCACGACAAGGACCGCGCGGAGATCGAAGACCTGAGACTGGCTCTCGAAGACAGAGAAAAGATGCATGATCAGCACTGTCAGTTTTTTGAAGCTGAAAGGCTGAGAGACCGCGCTCGAATCACTGAGCTTGATGAGTTGGTGAGAGAGGCAATTCCAATGGGCGAATACAATGTCGAATTCAGAGTGCCAGGCGCTAAGGAATGGCTCGACCGCGCCACTCGTGCCCTTGATGGTGACCATGGCTGACATAAGCTTGTGCCGAGACCACGAATGCCCGTCGCGAGTGCACTGCTACAGATATCGGGCTAAGCCACATGAGTTTAGACAGTCGTATGCTGACTTTAAACACGAGGGCGAGCGGTGTGAAGCTTACACCTCAGCAGCAGGCTGGGATGACTGGCATCTCTTGCCGATGGATACGCTTAATTGGATGGCGAAGGGTGAGGAGGCTGAGTGAAATGATTAAAATTAGGAAAAGTAAAACGGCTGATACTAGAACCTGTGACTGGTCGAAAGTCACAAAAGATGAGCTCCTTGATAGTACGCACTCTCATTTGGATGACGTCAGGAAAGGCTTCTATTTTTTCGTCTACCTTATGATCAAACAGCAAGAAAATCACGACCTCACGAAGCTGAGCCACCTTGATGACTTCTACCGGAACTTTCGGACAGGCTTTAAAGAGCGCGATTGGTGGGATTTACATCAAGAGAAGGAACGTCATCATTTTAATGATCCGAGATTCATCCAAG